CGCTCCGTCACTTGGGCCGAAATAACCAAGTGGCTGGCTATGTCGATCAACAGCCACTGGTTCGAGGTTGCGGCTACCCGCATCATGCCTGCCAAGTGGCTGACCGAACTGGTCGAGCGGGACATGTAAAAAGGCACGCGCTACTGGGCGGTAGAAGGGCGGCTGTGGTCCGAAGAAAACCCCGACGCATACGCGGGCGTACACAACTACGACGGCGTGCAACTGATCTTCGACGAAGCCAGCGGCATACCGGACAGCATCTGGGCGGTGTCGGCGGGTTTCTTTACCGAGAACACGCCAAACCGCTTCTGGATGGCTTTCTCCAACCCACGGCGCAACACCGGCTACTTCTACGAGTGCTTTAACAGCAAGCGGGATTTCTGGAAAACCAAGGTCGTTGACGCACGCGACGTAGAAGGCACCGACAAGGCCGCGTACCAGCAAATAATCGACGAATACGGGCCAGACTCAAGCCAGTCGCACGTTGAGGTCTACGGTATGTTTCCCGACGCGGGCGACGATCAGTTCATTGGCGCGCTGGCTATTGACGACGCCATGAAACGAGCCAAGTATAAGGATGAGTCAGCGCCTATCGTGATCGGTGTGGACCCCGCACGGTTCGGCGCTGACGCTACCGTGATCGCGGTGCGCCAAGGCCGGGACATTGTGGAAATTATACGTCACCGAGGCGACGATACGATGGAGACTGTGGGCCGGGTGATCGACGCCATCGAGAAGTACAATCCCGCGCTGGTCGTGATCGACGAAGGCGGGCTAGGCGCGGGCGTCGTGGACCGGCTGAAGGAGCAGCGGTACAAGATCAGGGGCGTGAACTTTGGCAACAAGGCCAAGAACCCTATGATGTGGGGCAACAAGCGCGCGGAGATGTGGGGAACCATGCGCGATTGGCTCAAGACCGCCGCCATACCGTCGGATCGCTTCCTAAAGTCGGACCTTATCAGCCCGCGCATGAAGCCTGACAGCAAGGGTGCTATCTTCCTAGAGAGCAAGAAAGACATGAAGGCGCGCGGGCTGGCGTCGCCAGACGCTGCCGACGCAATCGCGGTGACATTTGCCTACCCGGTGGCTACGCGCGACTACCGCGCTAACGCAATTGACAGAACTAGACCTAGAGGTTACTCTGGGGCTGGAATTTCCACGTCTTGGATGGGATCGTAGTATTATGGCTAAGTATCCGATCAGAATTACCCTATCCGCATCAAAACCTTCTGCACCTAAGCCTGCACCTAAGCCTGCACCTAAGCCTATGGTTAAGCCTATGGTTAAGCCCGCGCAAAACCGGGCTGCGCCGTTGGTAACGCAAGGACGGCTAGACCGCAACGCGCGGATGCAGGGCGAAGAAGCCCGCAGCGAAGCAATGTTGCTAAAGCGTGGGCGTCCTGACGTGATACGCACAACTGTTGCAGAGCGCATGACACCAGCCAAAAAGAACAAGTAAGCGTCATGCCGCTGAAGAAATCCGCCAGCAAGCCTGCATTTAGGGCTAATGTAAAAGCTGAAATAACGGCTGGAAAGCCCCAGAAGCAGGCGGTTGCGATAGCTTACAGCGTCCAACGCAGCGCGGCCAAGAAGGGCAAGAAGTAGTCACATGGCCGATCCTACAGGTATTATTGCCGCCGGTAAGGTTGCCAACGTCGGAAGTAACCCTACTTCCGGCGACGGTGACAATGAGACGATGGCGACGATGCGTAGCCGTCTACAGATGGCTATGGCGGCGTATTCGGACAGCCGCGAGGACGAACTAGACGATTTGCGTTTTATGGCTGGTAGTCCAGACAACCAGTGGCAGTGGCCTGCTGATGTGCTATCTACGCGCGGCGCGGTGCAAGGCCAGACGATCAACGCACGGCCATGCCTGACGATTAACAAGTTGCCGCAGCACGTCCGCCAAGTGACGAACGAGCAGCGGCAGAACCGCCCAGCGGGCAAGGTCATCCCCGTGGACGACAACGCCGACGTTGAGGTAGCTGCCATCCTTGACGGCATGGTCAAGCACATTGAGTACATCTCCGACGCTGACATTGCCTACGACACGGCTTGCGATAACCAAGTCACCTACGGCGAAGGCTACATCCGCTTGCTGACGGACTACTGCCGCGAGGATAGCTTCGATCAGGACATTAAGATTGGGCGCGTGCGCAACTCTTTCTCGGTCTACATGGACCCGTTGATTCAAGACCCATGTGGCGCAGACGCGCAATGGTGCTTCATTGCGCAAGACATGACCAAAGAGGAATACGAGCAGACGTTCCCTGACGCATCGCCTATTTCATCCATGATGACGCAGGGCGTAGGCGATGAAAGCATATCCGCGTGGCTGGACGAAGATACTGTCCGCATCGCGGAGTATTTCTATTTCAAAACAAAGCCCGGTACGCTGAACCTATACCCCGGCAACGTATCCGCGTTTAAAGACACGCCGGAAGATAAACAGCTAAAGTCGCAGTTTGGCGCGCCAGTCAAAAGCCGTAAGGTTAACCGCAAGCAAGTCATGTGGATGAAAACCAATGGCTTTGACGTTCTGGACGAGCGCGAATGGCCCGGTAAATACATTCCTGTTGTCCGCGTTGTTGGCAACGAGTTTGAAGTTAACGGACAACTTTACGTTTCCGGCCTTGTACGCAACGCCAAAGACGCGCAGCGGATGTACAACTATTGGACTAGCCAAGAGGCAGAAATGCTGGCGTTGGCCCCCAAGGCTCCGTTTATTGGCTACGGCGGTCAGTTTGAAGGCTACGAGAACCAATGGAAAACAGCCAACACAACCAACTGGCCGTATCTTGAGGTAAACCCAGACGTTACAGACGGCGCTGGCGGGGTGCTGCCGCTGCCTATGCGTGCGCCGCCGCCGCTGCCGCAGACTGGCCTCATACAAGCCAAGATGGGCGCGGACGAGGACATTAAGAGCGCCACGGGCCAATACAACGCGTCGCTGGGTATGCAGGGCAACGAACGCTCAGGCAAAGCCATTACAGCCCGCGAAAAGCAAGGCGACGTTGGCACGTATCACTACGTTGACAACCTTGCCCGCGCTATCCGCTACGTAACTCGCCAGCTTGTCGATATGATCCCTAAGATTTACGACACGCAACGCGTAGCTCGCATCATTGGGTTAGATGGTGAAGTAAGTATGATCAAGATCAACCCTGACCAGCAGCAGCCGGTCAACACGCTCAAGGACCAAAACGGCGGCACTATCGAGAAAATCTACAACCCCAACGTCGGCACGTATGACGTTATGGTAACGACTGGCCCCGGCTACATGACTAAGCGCCAAGAGGCGCTTGACGCCATGTCAATGATCCTTCAGTCCAACCCGCAGCTTTGGTCTGTGGCAGGCGACCTGTTTATTAAAAACATGGATTGGCCCGGTGCGCAGGAAATGGCCGAACGCTTTAAGAAAATTCTTGACCCCAAGGTGCTTGAGGGCGGCGACACAACACCTGAATTGGCGGCTGCACAACAGCAAATTCAAGCAATGGCGCAAGAACTTCAGCAGTCGTCCACAATCCTTGAGAACATTCAGGACTCGGTAGCGCAGCAAGAAATCCAGATTAAGGGCTTTGAAGCTGAGATCAGAGCCTACGACGCAGAAACCAAGCGCATTTCGGCTGTTCAAAACAGTATGACGCCTGAGCAAATTCAAGATATTGTCATGGGTACGATGCACGCGGCTATGGACATGGGCGACCTTGTACCACCTAGCCTACCGCAGCTAGGTAACTTTGGCACCGACCAACAGCAAGAGCAGCCCAGTGAAGCCCCTGAGATGCCCATGCAGCCGGAACAGCAGGGTGGACCGCCAGAAGCGCCTATGCAGCCTCCTATGGCCCCTGAAGGACTACCACAATGAACGCCGCAGAGTTTGTAGGAACTTTGTTTCTAGCCCGTGACGTTGCCCATTCGGTGCATCTAAACACGCGCAGCTTTGCTAAGCACACGGCTCTTAATGAGTTTTACAACAACATTGTCGAGTTGGCCGATAAATTTGCCGAAGCCTACCAAGGCAAATACGGCCTTATTGGGCCGATTTCGTTGATGTCTGCCAAAAAAACTACAAACATTATCGAGTTTTTGCAAAATCAGGCAGACGAAATTGAAAAAGAACGCTATACCGTTGTTGATAAGGCTTGCACACCTTTACATAACATCATTGACGAAATTTTAGGGCTGTATTTTTCGACTCTCTATAAACTTCGTTTTCTTGCTTGAGGTGATTTATGCCAACTGCGTCATACTTTAAATACACCGCTGCTATCGAGCCTATGCTTGAAAGCATGAACGCGGGTACGGATAGCTGGAAGATTGCTCTTGCAGCTACCGTAGACATAGCAGACACAACTTTCACGGCGGG